AAGTTCCTATCTATCCTACAATAACTATAATATCAGTTTATCAAACGAAGTTATATTCAATTTTCTTGTTGCTAAAGGAATTGATACCACTGATTTAACTCAATCAGAAGCTTATGATTTATTGACTGAATATTTTTATTCAATTCCTGTAACAAGTGTTTCCTTAAATAAATCAAGTACTTCGAGGACTATAGGAACAGCAGAAACCCTTGTTGCCTCAGTAACTCCTACAACTGCAACAGAAACAGATATAGTTTGGGCAAGCTCTGATGTAACAAAGGTAACGGTATCAAGTTCGGGAGTAATAACCGCTATTGCTTCTGGATCAGCTATAATAACAGCTACAACGGTGGATGGTGGATTTACTGCAACTTGTACAGTAACTGTTCCATAAAAAAGTAACTATTTAACTGTAACTTTAAAAGTTTATATAAAAGAAATTTTATCGAAGGTAGGTAATAAAAAATTATGGACTCATGGAGAGTACAAGTAAATCAAATAGATAAGTCAGAAACCGTTAATGTTTCTACTCCTATTATTGGTTATACCGTAATAAAATCTGGAAAAGGGCCAATAGCTCCTTTTTATATTGATCGAGGTCAGACCCAACAGATTCTTGATATCTTTGGCTACCCTAATTCTACTTATCCCGGTATACAAGACGTAATTGATTTCAATTATAAAACCGGTCTTTGGGTAGTAGCTCCTGTAGGAACTGGTGCGAAGTATGGTGGCGTATTTGTTCACCCCGATGGTACTATTCCTTTCCAGAATGGAACAACCACTAAGACAATTGCTAGTATGGCCGCTGTTGCTAATATTGCTACTGTGGGGACAGGAGATGGTACTGACGTTACTTTTACTTATACCGTTCCTCTCAATGAATACTATAATCTTGATTCCTTAGATATATTAGTAGATGGTGTTTCTATCAGTCCAACCTTAGTTTATGCGGCTGGCGTTGAAACTATTACCGCTACGGCTTTAACTTCTGGTTCCTTTACTATAGCTTCTGGTGTATTGGTCTTAACTTTCGCCTCTGCTGTGGCTGACGGGGATGTAATAACCATTACTTATACCACTGATATGTCTGATTCATACTTTGTATTATTTAATGCTTGCCCACAAGTCGATGATATAGCAGTAAAAGTAGTAGCTGATGATGCTAATGCTGGATTCTTTGATATCTATGTCTATAGGTATGATCCGGTAGAGCAAAGCTACTTAGAAGTAACCAATTCTCCCTATTATGTGTCTATTGATCCACAAGGCAAAGATGGTTACGGAAGAAATGTATATGTACAGAATGTATTTCCTTCTGATAATATAATTCTTAACGCTACTGACTATTCAACCGCTTGGTCAACCTTTGTTGATGATACAGCTATGGTTTCATTAGCTGGTGGTGCAAGAGGTACAGCCGCCGCTTCTGCTGATTTTGTAGATGGTTTTGAATTCCTCCAAGATACTAATAAGTATGGAGTACCTATCACTTTTGATACAACTGCTGATTCAGGTGTTCTAACTTATTTTGATACCTGTCGAACTACCTATGCTAAGAGAACACGCTTTTTAGCTCCTACAGCCGATTTATCTCCTACTGCTTTGATAGCTTCTTCGCCTGTACTTGCCTTAAATAATAAAGGCTTATATGTATACTGCCTTACTTGGGGTATTCATAAAGATACATTCTCTGGTACAAACTTTAATTGTTCCAATATGGGTCTTATAGCGGGTAAAATGGCTGATGTACTTCTCTATGGCCCCGGTGGATCACCCACTTGGATAGATGAGAATAATATAGGTGGACAACTAGGTTCTTCCATAGTAAGTCTTAATCAAACAGCCACGGAGACTCAGCTTGAACAACTTGATACACTAAGACTTAACCCCGTTGTGTTTGATACCACCTATGGGCCAATGATTGTATCCGATAGAACTACTTACAAGAGGCAGTCAGATTACTCCTACATTGGGCAATCCTCACTTGCTGACTATATAATCAATCTTGTATTACGAGAGGTTATTCCTTATCAGATAAGTAAATTAAATGATGACTTCCATAGAATTACAGTAGCTAATAAGACTAATTCAATTCTAGCAACTGTTTCATCTTGGCTTGAAGATTTCATTGTTATATGCGATAGGACAAACAACACAGCAGAAATGATGAATCAGCAGAAGTTTGTATTGACTGTAGGGGTACAATTTACTCCTTACTCACAAATGATTATTTTTAACTTCATTAATAGTCCTACTGGTACAGATATAAAAGAATCCGTGAGGGGTTCTTAACTATAATAAATAGGAGACAGAGACAATGGCTGATATAGAAACCCTAGCTAGACATTCAGAGGATGCATTAGGTAATCATTTCCAAGTGATTATACCAACTTTCCCCGGTTGTCTAGATATAGATGGATTAAACTTAAGGACTCTTACTTTTGATAACCCCACGCCATCTATAGGAACATACACAATTACTAAGCGTGGTAGAACCATGACTAGACCCACAGGTATTAATGACATAGGTAATGAACTAACTTTTTCTTACCGAGTAGACAGATACTATAATGTCTATAACTCGATTAATGCTTGGCTCTATTATATTCAAAATCCTGAAACTGGTGCAATGGGTTCTGATGCTGGTGCAATGGGGTCTGGTGGCCCATCCACTTATAGAGTACCAATTACTGTACTTGCTAAAGATACTAATGATAACTTACTCGCTCAATGGAATTACACCGGCTGTTATCCATTAACTCAAGATGCTATTTCTTTTGATGAGGAAAGCGGTGACCCACTCACAGCGGCAGTAACAATTAACTTTATTAAAGCAGAATTCCCTAAAGGACGGAGGCCATAATTAATTTATGAAAAGAATTATTGAAAGAAGAGGATTTGGAGAAGTACCAGAAGGTGATAAGTACGGATTTGACGTTACTATAGATACCTACTCGGCTGAAACAAACGATGAAGTTGATGAGATGGAAAATGATGCTCTTAATGAACTTAAAAAGGAATTCGGAATTGATCTTAGACGAAACAATAGAGAATGGTTTCATGATGATTCGGGATTGGTAATAGCCTACTCTAAGTATATCAGCGATAGAAAAGTTCAAGAGCTTATTGATTCTTGTCTTGAAGCCGATAATAATGAATTTATCTATGAATATCCCCGTATGATTTTTAGGTTCATGACAGAAGATGATATTTGGCTTACCGAAGATGACCTTCTGTAAAGAAAAGTAAAAGGTATACCCTCTTCTGTAGTAAGTTCTTTTGCTAAACAAACTGGTAAATCAGTAGGAGAAGTTGAAAAACTTTGGAATGAAGCAAGGAAACAAGCATCAGAGGCGGGTGAATCTGATAGCTATGCTTATATAACCGGTATACTTAAGAGTATGCTAGGACTAAAAGAAAGGAAGTATACTATGAAAGTATTGAAAGAGAATAATGATTTCCCTGAAAGCGGGTCATTTACATTTAAAAGCTGGTATTTTTACTTAGAGTTTCTTGGGGAAGATGGTAGTGGTAAAACTCCTTTCAGTATAAAAGGAATAGAAACTATTTCTTCTAGCTTAGGATACACTTATTCCGCTAATGGTATTTTAGATTTACAATTTTTTAATGATGGAATACAAGTATCTGACAGAAAAGGAAAATTTAATTTTTTTATTCCTGTCTCTAATAAGGCACAAGTAGAAGTAGATGATGTAGAGATAGTAGGAATAGCAACAATTTCAGATCGGGGTAATGGTTATTCCTTAGAAATTATTAGTTAAAATAGGAGAAGAATCTATGATAGTAATTCTTAAAGAAGGTCAAACAGTTTTTGATTCCAATGATAGAGAATACATAACTGAAGGTACTGAAAAACTAGAGGAAGGAATTGATTCCCTTACTAAACTAGTGAGAGAGTTTAAAGGTAATAGAGCATCTGATATACTTGGTAGTCTCTGGGATTCCATGTTTGATGAAAAAAATCTATCCGTGGATTATAAAAACGAAGAAAAATATAAGTTTTATGAAAGAATCTATGACCTCTATTATGACTTACAAGACTATGAAGCTTCTGAAATTTATAAAGATGACTAATAAGCTATAAAGGAAAAATAATCTAGGATGTTTGGCGATTTAGAAACTCTGGCTATGATGCCGGAGGCACAACTAGCTAATAAATGGTTTTTCATTCTCGATGACTTCCTGAATTTAGATTTCAGTGTAAACTCTGTATCTCTAGGTCTTCCCTCCTTAAATATAGGTACTACTCCTTTCGGATTAACTTATGCTGCAGGAATGGAATTAGGAAATACTTTTTCGATCACATTCAGAGAAAATGTTAACTGGTCTAGCTCCAACTTTTTTATTAATTGGATGAATGAAATATATGATTTCGATAAAAAGTGTTTCAAGCTAGGATTTTCTCAAAAAGTTAAATCCGCTTCTCTACTATACTACCAAGAATATTCTGTTTATCCCTACTACTCACCTTTAGGTATTGTACCAACGGGGGGAGAACCTAGGACGACACCTGTAGCTGATGCCATTAATGCTACTAATTCAATAATGAGGCCGACTAAACTTTTCAGAGTGGCAGGACTTATGCCTACAGGAATTGGTGAAATAGAAGCCGATGTTGAATCAGGAGAACCTTTAGAATTTACAGTAGAATTTGTTTACTCAGCACTTGATGGAGTACCAATATCTACAATGATTCAAAATGCTTCAAGACAAATGGGAGAGGTATCCCCGCCTGTTAAGTTTATTTCCTCATATATAAACTTCTAAACCTACTTTTTTAAAACTATAACTATTAGAAATGAAAGGAGCTATGCATAATGTCTGATATAGAAAGAAAATCACCCCTAGTTGTGGATGAAGAAGATGCAGTAATGAATAAAGTGGAATCCAAGATTGAGCAGAGAACAAAAAAAGAATTAGAGATACCCATGGATTTTATTCCAGTAAAATTTGATTCAAATGGACGATTGGGCTATTCTAAAATACTTCATTTCCGAGATTATACAATTGATGATATGCTTCTACTAGATACGGCTGATGAAAAAGATCAATTAAAAGGTGTTGTCCAAGCCTTAAATAGTATGTTATGGGAAAAAGAATTTGATTGTATGAATCTACATATCAAAGACTTACTAACAGTAGTATATACTCTCCATGGCTCATTCATTTCAAATAAGATTGAAAAAGAATACTATAAAGATGATACATTACCAGAAGGTGATGAAGAGGGTCAGCTTAGTCATAAATCAAATATAGTATCACAAGAAATTCCTCTATCTTGTTTCAAGACTAAATCAATTGACCAAAATGATAAGGGAAAGGCTTTGGAAGTTTTATTTAAAGAACCCTTCAAAGTGAGAGACAAGGTTAAGAATAAGGATTACTATTTTATCATGCCTAGAGTGGGTCATATGATTACGGCTTATCTCCACGCTGAAGAAAAGCTATATGAGAAACTTAGAGAGTATTCATCTATTAAACGTGAATTAAAAGCTATATCTAAAATAAAATCTGAGGAAGAAAGAGATGCTAGATATAATTTACTAGAGGACGAAAGACAAGAGGAATACAAGGGCTATAAAGAAGTGATGAAAGAATATGAACACTTATTTATCAAAGCCTTAAAATATCAAGCCTTATCTAAAATAGGGGATAGGGAATTAAACACTATCGAGGAAAAAATTGATGCAGGAAGTACAGAGGTAGGAACTTCTCTATGGGCTATATACGATGATATCTGTAAAAAGTATGACTTCGGTATTAAGGAAGAAATAACTTTTAAGTCAGATGCCCACCATGGAGAATCTATTACAAGGAGGTTCCTTCCTCAAATATTGGACTTTCTACCGACCGCTAACAAGACGGACAGCAGACGATTTGATATTTCGTTTGATTAGTTTTGGATATGCTTCAGAAAGAGAAATACGAGGGCTTGGCGTAAGTACAGTATTGACTAGGGTTAGGCAAATAAATGAATACGAGAAAGCCAAGAATAAGCAACAACCACAATGCCCTTTAATGGGTAATGGTAAAAAAGCAAGGTCTAAAAAAAGATAACTATTTAGATAAGTAAAAAAGTTCTATGTAAAAAATTATGTAAATAAAGCTCCCTCTTATGGGGGCTTTTTTATTGACACTTTTTCATTTATATGGTACACTAAAGAATAGCGAGGATGCCTATGGCTATATATTATACAGGTGATAAACACGGTGAACATGACATAATGGATTTAAGTTCAGGTAACTTTCCCGAGGGTAAAGAACTTACTAAGAAAGATTATGTAATAGTACTTGGAGACTTTGGACTGATTTGGAAAGCTCAGTCAAATCCAACTGAGAAGTATTATCTTGATTGGCTGGATGAAAAACCTTTTACTACACTTTTCTTGAAAGGAAATCATGAACAGCACGTTAGACTAAATTCAAAAGAGTTTTCTAAGGTAAGGAAGTTTGGCTCCGCTGTTAAGCAAATATCTAAGTCAGTATTCATGCTTGAAACCGGTCATGTATATGGTATAGAGGGTAAGAAATTCTTTGTCTTCGGTGGTGCTGAATCTATTGATAAAGCAAGAAGGATTGAAGGAATTTCATGGTGGAAGGAAGAAATGCCTACAAAGCGTGAAGAGGATTTAGGTTTAAAAAACCTACTTAAGCATGGAAACAAAGTAGACTATATTTTATCTCATACTTGTTCAGAACAGACTTTTGATAAAATGGCTAAAATCATTGACTTACAGCATAAGGAAGGATTTGAACAATCTTTGAGAAAGTATTTTAATCATTTAGAGGAAACAGTGGAATACAAGTATTGGCTGTTTGGACATTTTCATATTGATCACGTAGTAGATACAAAGCACGTTTGTTTGTATCATAAAATACTTAGGATAGAGTAGATAGTCTTCACAAATAATACATAAAACTTTTTTACGAGTTTGCTTGACATTACTTAACTATTGTGATATAATTATAAGTATAAGAGGTTCAATGAAACCTTAAAAATCTTTGTTTAGAGGTGTATAAATGAGTGACACATATCGAAAAGAAGTTGATCTATCTTGGAGAAAGAATAGAGTGAACTTCAAAAAGAAAAAGACCATGAAGAAGGAAACAGTAGCCTTCAAACAGAATCGAAAGGACTTTATAGTTCTGGATACTTAAACTATTTTAGGGAAGGCTTAACCTTCCCTTTTTTATTACTAAAATTAAAAATAAATCGTAAATTATTTTATTAAAATCTATTGACATTTTATTTACTTTGTGTTAAACTATATGAGTAAGGTTGATTGATAACCTTAACACAAAAGGATAGGCAAATGAGATACTTCCAGAACGTTAAGAACATTGAAGAAGCAAAGGGACTTTTCAGAAAACTTTCAAAAGAGCTTCATCCTGATCTTGGCGGGATTGCAGAAGCTTTTGTAGCTATGCGGAAAGAATTTGAACAGTTTATTGAATGCTTTGTTGCTGAAAGAGTAGCCAATGATAAATACGCTCATGATGTAAACTCTTTCACCTTTTCAAACATCATTAAGAAGATCATTGACTGGAACCTTAAAATTGAAGTGATTGGATACTGGGTCTATGCAAAGGATTCCTTCAGCTACAAGGATCAGCTTAAAGACCTTGGATTCTGGTTCTCTTCAAAACATAAAGCTTGGATTTTTTCTGGTGGAAACAGAATAGCCAAGAGAGTAACCAAGATGTCAATGGATACTATTAAAAGAGTTCATGGAGCAGTAACCCTTCGTGATGAACAGGATTACCAGAGTATCGAGGCATAAAGTTTAACTATATAGGGAAAGGGAATAAATTGTAAAAGATTTTCCCATTCCCCTATTGACACTTTTTGCCTAAAGTGCTATAGTGTTAATAACAAAAGCATAATGACTGCTGAGATAGCAGACAGGATTTTAAGTTACGAGGTTTGTCCGGCTTACCACCTTAGTAGCTGACCCACTTAGTTTTTTTAAAAAAGCCGTGAGCAGGGTTACTCCTTTTTCCTGCCTCCGATATGGTTCCTCCCTCCTATCCATATCGGGGGCTTAATAAGGGATTTTTTTAAAATGAATAATCTGGTTGGGCTACTACGTGACCTACAGTGGGCATAGCTGACTGGTATATTGGATTGTTCGTTTTAAAAAAAAAGCATCTGAGTGATCTAGCTAATGTACTGACACGCCAATGAATTTCTAGAATGATTGGCTAGAGTCTTAGCTGGAGCAAATCATAACTTTTAGGTATGATTACACAAAGATGCTTTGTTATTAGGGAAGTTAGTCCGTACACAGTGTCGGGGGAGGCTGTAAACCTCTTACTCTTTGGAGTCGTGTGGGTGCAAGTCCTTCACTTCCCATATAGTTTTTTAGGGTAGGTGGGTGAGTGGTTTAAGCCATTGGTTTGCTAAATCAACAGACCCCCTAATACGGAGTCTCGAAAGTTCAAATCTTTCCCTACCCGTAAGTGTCAGCTTAGTTCAACGGATTAGAACTCTGGCTTTGTATCTCAGGAATATCAGTTCGATTCTGGTAGTTGGCTCAATGAGTAATATGGAAGGTTCAACCGAAATTGGCTATCGGCCTAGTCTTGAAAACTAGTCATGGGGTTAGTAGCTTCATGTGGGGGTTCGACTCCCTCCCCTTCCGAAGAAAAGTTTTAAAAATGTAATTGACAAAATAAATTATTTATTGTATAATTATTTTGTTGATTATTTAGAGAAGGGATAATTAGAAACAATAAGAGGCCGGGTGGTGGAATGGCATACACAGGGGTCTTAAAAACCCCCGCCTGTTACAGGCTTACGAGTTCAAGTCTCGTTCTGGCTAGTATAATAAAAGAATGGAATTAGTAGACGCACAATAACTATTTTTATATGAATAAAACACACATAATTAAATTAAATGAGTCTAGACGAAAAGAAGGAGGATGGAACTGTTCGGTTTGTAATAATAATTTTACGAGTAAAGCCATTATGTATAAACATTTAAAACAAATACATCCAGAAAAGTCTAGGCCTAGAAAACCTTGGCGCTGTTCCTATTGCGGCACCATATTAAATACTAGAGCTACACTATTCGAGCACTATAAAGAATGTGAAGAAAAGAAAAAATTACTAACAGATTCAAAAGGAAGAGTAATTTCAGAAGAAGTTATTAAAGGGCGTAAAAAGCAAGGTAAGTCACTTTCAAAGCGCTATAAAGAAGGTTTAATAAGACCTTTTGCATCATATTCTAAAAATTGGACTCCAGAAATGAGAGCATTACAAGCAGAAAAAATGCAGAATTATAGAAAAAAAATTGGTACTTTAAGTCCAGCAAATGTTTCTAAAAGAGCTAGTGAATTTATAGATGTATTAAATATTAAAAATAATTGGAATATGGAACATGGTCTTAACGGAAAAGAAAAGCAAATTGGGCCTTATTTTGTTGATGGATATGATGAAGAAAAAAATATTGTTTTTGAATATGATGAACCGCGTCACCATAAAACTAAAGAACGAGACCTAGCTAGGCAACAATATATTATTGAAAATCTTGATTGTGAGTTTTGGCGGTATGATGAAAAAACAGATTTACTATATAGAGTAAATTAAATAGCTATTATTTTTTAAACATTGAGGCATGGGTGAGTGGTCAATACCGCCAGACTTTGAATCTGGTAATCGTCAGTCCAAATCTGACTGCCTCTATAGGGTATAGTTTAAAAAATAACTATTAAGATATGACTCAATGTAAGTATTGTAAAAGAGAAGGAAAATCTAAACGTGGAAATGGATATCATCAAAATAGGTGTTATAAAAATCCAAATAAAATTATAAAAAAATTAAGAAAAAAAGCTCAAGGTCGAAGAATTAGTATTTATACTTGCCCTATATGTGGTGTAGTAATTGAAGGAAAAAAATACAAGTCAGGTCATATCACTTTTTGTTCAAAATCTTTAGGTGATTCTAAGCATAAAGCAGGTATTTCTTGGAATGATATATATGGTAAAGACGAAGCTGATAAAAAAAGAAAAAAACTCTCAGACAGAATGAAAAAAGAATCAGTATTTGTAAAAGAAGGATTCTGGACTGAAGAAAGAAGACTTAAAGCAAGTGAGTCTAAAAAAGAATTATATAATAAATACCCAGATAAGCACCCTAATAGAAAATTAGCAAAAAATAAAGTGTCCTTTCCAGAAAAACAAGCAGGGTTAGAACTAAATAGGCTTGGAATTTATTTTATTAGTCAGTATAAAGTTGGTAAATACTTTGTAGATTTTTGTGTAAAAACCCGCGATCAAACATTCTTTATAGAGGTTGATGGTGGGCATTTTCATACTGATGTAGAAAAAGATAACAGCAGAGAAAGAGAAATACTTCTTATAGAACAAGGAACTTTTATAAGGTTACCTGCTAAAAAAGTAATAACAAATCTATATGATCTGTTCATAAATAAATATAGTATTGATCATACTTCTGACTTGTTAGTTTTTGAGAATATGCCTACTAAAAAGAAATTAAATAAAATAAGGATAGAGCAAGATAGATCAACAAAACAGAAGCAAATAGAATTTTTAAGAAGCAGTATTTTAGAGTCTGATATAAACTTTTCTAAGTTCGGATGGGTCAAAGAAGCATCAATTATACTCAATTTGTATCAACAAAAAGTACATATCTGGATGAAAAAAAATATGAAAGAATTTTATGAAACTAAATGTTTTCATAAGAAATCTTATACTAAAAGTATTGACATTAGCTAATAATTCTTATATAATAAATAAAGTAGAAGGTTTGAATCCTTCTACTCGGAAAAACTTTGCGGGGTTAAGGAGAGGTTCCTTGGTAGTCTCATAAGCTACATACAGTGGTTCAAATCCACTCCCCGCAAAAAAAAGCATTGCCGAGCGGTAAAATAATCTCCGGGCAGGACGGATAGTGGGAGGAGTAGCGAACTCCCACCAATAGGCGTGTTTAAGTCTATATTATTTTTTAATGCTTTTAATAGGCCGTTAGCTCAGTGGTAGAGCAATACACTTTTAATGTATGGGTCGTTAGTCCGATTCTAACACGGCTTATGTGACTGTAGCTCAATTGGTAGAGCAAAGGATTGTGATTCCTATTGTTGAGGATTCAAGTTCCTCCAGTCACCAATGGGATAAGGTGGTGGAATTAGACACAAAAGTAATGACCTGACTTGCTGGTCGTGTAGGTTCAAACCCTACCCTTACCCCATACTTTTTTTGGCTCTGTAGAATAATGGCTAGTTCACTAGACCTTCAATCTAGGTATCCGAGTTCGATCCTCGGCAGAGCTATACTGAATCATTAGCTCACTTGGATAGAGCAACTGCCTTCTAAGCAGTAGGTAACACGTTCGATTCGTGTATGATTCATTAAGGGATTGTAGCTCAATTGGTAAGAGCAACTGACTCATAATCAGTAGGTTTTGAGTTCAAGCCTCAACGATCCCAAAAGTATTTGGCTCATTGGTAGATTGGTTCTTTCGTCAGTCTGCAAAACTGAAGAACTCAGTTCGATTCTGAGATGGGTCTTAATTGTTTTTATTTTTTAATATAATATATGGAGGATATATATAATGCCAGCTAAAGGATACAAAAAAGAGTTTACTTATACAGAGGATGAAAATGGATGTCTCCTTTGTACTTCACATTTTAAAGAGAAATCGGGATATTACAAAGTAAAAGTAAATCGTAAATCTAAATTTCTGCATAGGATCATTTATCAAAATACTTATCTTAAAGGAGAAGAAATTCCAAAGGGGTCAGTAATATGCCACCGCTGTGATAACAAATCTTGTTGTAATCCAGAGCATCTATTCCTTGGTACTCAGAATGACAATATGAAGGATATGATAGCAAAAGGAAGATCAGCAAGAGGTGAAACACACCCCAACCATAGCCTAACTAAAGAACAGGTAGAAGAAATATTTTTGGATACAACTTCTACCTTGGTAGAATTAGGTAAAAAATATGGTGTCAAAAAAAATACAATTCATTATATAAAAAAAGGTAAAACTTGGTCTTCTGTAACCTCAAAATTTTTAAAGGAACAAATAAATGAACCACAGCTATAAGCATAGTATTGACCTAAAATTATTTAACTCAAAAGGAAGTAATAAGAGCATTGACAAGATAGCTTATTCACTTGGAAGTAAGCTTAAAACATTGTACGCTCCTGCTGATGAAAAATATCTGCATGAGGTAAGGGATGATTTATGCGACCAACTATTCTACCTATCTATGCCCAAAGTAAGCATTGATAAGGAAGAAGCTTTTAAGGAAATACTTCAAGATGTACTTGAGGTAGGGGAAACGGTTATTGATGAATATCCAGAGGAACGTTGGTTCTCACTGGTATTTGAGTAAATATATAAATAATTTTTTTTAAGGAGATAAATAGAGAATGTCAGAACTTACAATGCGAAACAACTTCGTTCTGGTAAAGCTATCAGAAGGGGAGAAAGAGAACTTTGAAAAGAAAGGTGCTTTGTATACGCTTAAGCAAACAGCGGATAATAAGCAGTATGAAAGTGGTACTGTACTGGCTGTGGGTGAAAAAGTGAATAGTACGGGTATTTCTAATGATGTATCTAACCCTATTCATGTAGGAGATACTATCCTATTTGATCGCTATGCGGCAAGACCCTATAGGGATGATTTAGCTATTGTACCAGAGGATAAAGTAGTAGCTATCGTTTCTTAATAATTTAACTCCTTTGGGGTTTAAAGTTTTCATAATTTATTCATGAAGGAGGAGGGTCTGTTAGGCTATCCTCCTTTTTTTTAACTATTTAAATAATTATGAATAACGTAAAAGAATTTGAATTAAAACAAGCACAAGTTATATCAGTAAATGAAGCATCTACCAAAGGTGGAATTCGTATAAAGATACTTCCAGAATTGAAAGATGTACCAGACGATAAATGCCCTATAGCCTATCCATTTTTTTCATTCAATTCTGCAAATGAATTATCTAATGATATGCCAGAAGAAAATTCAATAATTAGGGTACTTGTTAACTCGTACTATACTCTTTTCTATTACTTACCTAACCAAATCTTTCCTGCCTTATTTGATTACACTTTAATTACTACAAAACTTGGTGATGCCTCAGAAATATCTGGAACAGACTATAAAGACCTAAAGTTTAGAATGTATAGAGATGGGGCTTTAGAATTCCATAATAAAGATACTGGAGAGCATGGAATAATTCATAGCTCTGGATCATATATGGTAATGGATGAATCAGGTAACATCATTGTAAATGGTGGTAGTAATAAGTTAAAAATATATAATGACGCAATAAACTTAAAAGAAATATTGGACGATATACAAGGCATTATAAAAAACATCATAACTCCTTCAAACTTAATTGACGGAGAGGGTAGGCCAGTTACTTACTCCCAAGTAGGAACAGACTTGCCTTTAATTATTCAAGATGAAACAAAAATTTCTAATTTATTGGAGGACACCTAGATTTATGGCTTTACTGCTTGGAACTAAACCTACTACATATGCTTCTATCCTTACAGGTCTTCCCTCTAGAATTTATGATAACTGGCTTGCTGATGGAGTAATAGGGCCAGAGACTCCTATATCTCAAGTAATAGATGGAGAAACATATACTGAACCAACTAGTCAAAAAGACAATAGAGTATTGAAAGCAAAACTTAAAGCTTTCGGTGAGGCAAAAGCAGTTATTGATGAAATAACTTTGGGTGCGGAAGTAAATAATATAAGTGGTATAATTAATACATCTTTATCCACAGCAGTTACCGTACCTGAAGACGGGGGTGCATCATTAAAAACTACATTATCGGCGGCCCTAGTATTAAATAATACATTACAGAAAGGAACCATTTCCTAAAAAGATAACTATTTAGGTAGTTATGTTAAACAGTGATCAATCAATATTAAACACCTCAAAAACAATATCTTATTTTGACAGTCCAATTTATAAAAGAATTGACGCAAATGGACAAGTAAAGATTCTTTATAATAATGAAGCCTTATCAAATGCTTTTACTATGTGGCTTCTATCCTCAAAGGGGGATAACCTTAAATCAATAGCAGGTGGTTATCTTGTCCAGCACATAGGTAAACCAATGAGTCTTGATAGAGCTAATGCTATAAAGACTTCAATACTTATTGGTCTTGATACCGACTTTAGACCTGAAATAACTGTAGTAAGTTTAGATGTTACTCCTGATTATAAAAATAATAGATGGGTTATTACTTTAATTGGTTATAACTCAGATTTAAACATTGGTATAACCTCTATTAATAGAATAAACAATTAAAGGATTTATAGATGGCAGTTAATTTTTATGACTATAATGCAATTCTTACTAGAGTAAAAGCAAGGCTATTAGCTAAATCAGAACACGCTGATATAATCTACAGTGGTGTAAATGCTAGAGTTTTAGAAGCTTTATCCGAAGAATGGGGATTCATAAATCAATACCTTGAATATGCTGTTAGAGAAAATTATTGGAGCCTTGCCAGAAACCGTAGTTCATTACTAGCTGAATCCCCTGTCCATGGCTTCGTTGTTCCAAGAAAAGTGGGGGCAGAAGGCTATGTAAGAATTTCAGCTAGTGAAGTATTTACTGCTCCTCCTATTAATAATGTTCCAATACCTAAATGGTCACAATTCTCAAATGGAGGAGACATAGCGGTAGTTGTTAAAGGCTCTGCTATTCTATCTACTTTTGATAATTATTTAGATATTCCTGTTATTCAAGGAACAAAGCAAGAAGTTTCTTTTATTGCTTTAGGAAATAATTTTGAAACTAAAGATATTGTTGATGACTCCGTTGAAAATTCTTTTTATGAACTATACGTCAATGGCGTACTCTGGACTAAGGTAAATACTTTATTTGAGTATACAGGAAGTGACCTAGTTTATGAAATAAATACTTCTCCTGATTTCTCAAAGGTAACACTGAAGTTTGGTAATGATACCTTTGGTAAAAAATTAGTAACTAGCGATTCCGTTCAATTCTTCTATACACAGACTCTAGGGTCTACAGGTAATATTACCAGCACTGGAATTATCAATAGATCAGATACTATCTTTTATGATATATATGGTAATGTTACAGACATCTTTGTAAACAATTTAATAACTATAGCCGGTGGGCGAGATGAACTAACTCTTGAGGAAATAAGGGAGTTATCACCACAGGTTTTTCAATCAGGAGATAGGGCAACAACTTCTGATGACTATAAAGTTATTCTTGGACAAATTCCTTCCATAGCTAAAAAAAATGTATGGGGAGCCTATGAATATTTTATAGATAATAACCTTGACCCCTGGGATTATATCTCTCCTCAAGAAAATGTAGTACACCTAGCTATTCTTATGTCTGGCTATTTACCACCAACAGATCAGCAAAAGACAGATATAATTGCGACTCTGAATCCTAAGAAAGGAACAACGGATTTAATAAGCTTTGAAGACGTTGAAATAGTAAATCTTGATTTTGTCATTGATGCCTTCGTATTAAACACTTCTTATACATTAACTGAAGTAAGAACTACTATTGATACTGCTTTACAAGATAATTATGCTATTTCCAATATGGAATTTAATGTAAACGTATATAACTCCGATCTACAGCGACTAATAGATGAACTATCTGGTGTTAAATATCATGATTCATATATGAAGTCTCATAAACTTTTTGAATTCTCAGAAGCCTATGTATCAAATTTGGATTTACCTATCTATCCTGTGCAAGGAGATACTGTAGAGATAAGACTTAAGTTAAAAACTGCACCTGATACAGCATATACTTTAATAGGAACTTGTAATAACTCTGGTATTGTAACTGGTGAACCGGGATATAATCTTGGAACCTCAGAGATTGATCTAAGTACTGGTGAGGGATTTATTATTGTTTTATCAGGAATAACTGGAGATTATGATGACTATGATATAAGAATAGACTATCAGGGTCAGAGTGTTAACTATATTCTTAATAAACGAAACTTCATTTTCAGCTTATCTGAAAGAACAATAACTTGTCAATATGCTAGATAATAAGGAATAAAAAAAGTATGGCCTATGATCCAGTAAAAAGTTTAGTATATAAAATACCTCCGGCTATGAAGCTAGATTCATACTGGCCTCAATTTATGGAAGCTTGGGGAGAAGAAATGTGTGACTTCCTATGTAATACAATACTTAAAGTCACTGAAATAAATAATATAAATACAACTGAATATGATAATCTTTTATCTCTTTGTGATAAGTTCGGATATACACCTAATTTATGGCTAGATAGTTCCATTGAATTTCTACGATTAGAAGTATCTCTTATACCATTAAAAATAAAATATAAATCAACACTTAATGGCTATGAACTTTGGCTTAAGGAGATTGGGAAGACTGGATATTTTTATAATATATTTTATAATGGAGAAAAACTTGTAAGAGCTATAGACTTAACTTCAACTCTTGATTACTTAGCAACTTATAATTTTGTTACACCTCCTTTCACTAAAATAATTCCTGATTCAAATTTTAACACAATTATTAATGAAGCCGTGTATTTAGATAATGGATTCACACTTGATCAAACTCCTATCTGGAGGTTAGATCAAGTTCAACAAGTCCAACCAACCTGTCATATATCTGCTGAATACTCTTTAGATGAAATCTTTGTTGAAGAAAGTGAAGATTTTCTTTTACTTGAAAATTATATAAACTATTTAGACCAAGGAGTTAATTATACTCGTAAAGCAACCAATATTTTACATACTGGGGTATCCCTACCTATTATAGTATCTCAGAATATGATTGGAAAAAACTACTTCTCTAATGAGACCTACAGTGTTCCCTTAATAAAGTTAAGTACAGCGGTCACAGACTTATATCTAAAGAAACTAATTAAGTCAGAGCTTGTAACACTAGATGAAACACCGGTAAAAACTTTAGATGAAATCTTACCTCCTTGGTATCTGGATGGAGATAAAAAAAACTTAGCAGAGGTACAACTAAGTGATTTCAAATACATTACATTAGGTAATGGTAAGTACTCGATTAAAGATAAAGAATATGCTTCTATTTTCTCTTTTGACAACTTATATCTATACTATAGTTTACTAGACATGCGTGAACAAGCAGTAGATAATTTATCTGAATCAACTAATAATCATCTTACATTATCAAACTTTCCAAGGAATAGCCAAGGTGCTAAGTTTTCTATACAGGACTCCTATTTTGGAAGAGTATTTATGAATGATGATATCTATGCACCTTTGGCGGGGACGACTCCTTATTTATATTCTACTGAGACTATTTCATGGAACTTATCTAATACTACATATAATATTTGGTATGACTTTACTTTTGGTCAAGGATATACCTTCGCTAATAGACAAATAGAAATGCTTTCAGATAGTTTAACGGATAGCTTCACAATCACTTATGTTGGAGCTAGTTCTTCCATAGCAAAGGTAATAAATTTTACAAGGCCTACTGGAAGTCCTCCATTCAATACCTTCAATCTAGTTCAAGTAGAAATAGATGAAGATACTTTTACGGGAAGAATATATCTGAACTCTGTTCTTGTAGACACAACTGATTACTCATCAATTGGTTCCTTAAGTTCCTTATCTCAATTAGCTATAGGAGCTAGTAGGGATGGTGGGATAAGAGGAATTCAAAAGATACCGGCTTTTTGGGTAACTAATAATTTTTATACAGAAGACCAAAAAGAGTATATATATGATAGTGCTTTAATAATGAATACTAATTTATCACAACCTCTTAACAGAGTAGAATTATCTACAGAAGAAAAATATGTGGATGAGAATTGGTTTAACCTTCAAACAGTATTAACAGCTAATACAAAAACTGATGAATTACTTGGTTATATAGTAACAGGAGAAGATACCTATACCTTCGCTTTAGAAGAGGATAATGTTACTCCTTTCACCTTCAAATTTTATTACACACGAGTAGAAGGTGGAACTATTCTTGTTTCAGAAATAGTTCAAGATGATGGTAATGGTTCTTTTAAAGATGAATACATACAGGGTACACTAGATTATATTAATGGCTTAGTTACTTTTACCACTTATTCTGATCAATTCCTTTTTAATCAAGAAATATCTCCGGGTGGTGTATCCTCTATAAGCACGGCTATTCATGCTAATGTTTTATGGTCTAGTTCTTCTTCTATTAGGCTACAATATACTACCACTGACTCAATTATCAGATTAGCAGACATAGATGAATTTGGAGCAATAACTGGATCAAACATTACATCAGGAACTCTAGACTTTACTACTGGGGCTATAGCAGTCACTTTTACTAATCCAATAGCTACTTCTCCTGTATTAATGGACTACACATACAGAAATACACCAGAGATTAACAATTTAACAAAAATAATTGTAGACTATAAAACAGAAAATAAATTATATCCTACAGAGGTAGGGTTAGAAGATGAAAATAAACAAACTCTTGTATACGCTACTTTCCCGAAGATTCAATTACCTACTTATGAAAATCATGTAAGTGCTAACTTCTGGATCAGAAAATAACTATTTACTTGTAGCTAAAAAATAAGGAGCTTTCTTTTATGGGAACTACCAATTATGGTGATCAGACAATAACCTTCGACTTCTTACAAGAGGCCACGGCTGAAGGATTTAATAAACTAGCTTATGAACTCATACCCTCTGGAATTTATTCAGGTGGATTACTTACTAGAAGTAATGATATAACAGCTATACTTGCACCCTTTACTTGCTTTGCTGTAGATGCTACTAGGGGGATAGGTGTAAGAGTCCAAACAGCTAGTTCTGTTACTGCTAGTGTATCCTCCGCAACACCATACATAGTAGGCCGCTTTGTTTGGTTGGATGTTGAATCAAACTATATGGATGTAATGTCTGTAAGTGAAGGAGATTTACTTTCTACTGATATTATATTTGGTAGAGCTGTTTATGAAAGCACTACAATGCAATCAGCTTTTGACTATTCTCAAAGAAGCTTTAGAACATTAGATAATGTTGAAAATGCGGCTACTTCTTTTAAAGTTACTCCGAGTGATCCCTATGATATGACTGTTAATATATCATCAGGAGAAGCCATCGTTAATGGAGTATATATAGACTATGCGGGGGGGTCAGCTACTTTAGATGCTGTTGTAGGAAATAGAGTTGATGCCCTAGTTTTAACTGATGCAGGGGCTATTCAGATACTTAAAGGTGATGGATTAACTACTCCTTTAATTCCATTATCATCATTAGGACTTGCTTTAATAACTTTAACTGGTGGTAAGGCTTATATATCTGGTGATATGATAAACTCTCTTAATAGAGTTAAATCAAATATAGGATATGACGAGGCATATGAGTATTATGGCTCATCCTCTACTTATCTATCTGGACAAGTGGGATCAAATACTTCAGATCAACTTAATGCTGTTGGCCTAGATATGTATACTAACGGTGCCACCTTAGCAAAGATAAAACACCCAAATAGTACTTATCCAATAACTGATTTCAAGCAAGCAAATAATATAACTTTTGAAAGTGGTTTACACTGGTATTCCATAGCTAGAATTAACAATGGACAAAATCAAGCTTTTGGATATTTTACTGTATCTGCTCTTAATCAAGCTGATAGTGGTGGAGTAACTGCGAAATTTCTTGTATCTATAAAAAACACTACTTCTATTACTGTAACCCCCATTTCTTATTCTGGTACTATATTGGCTGAATCTATGCAGGTAAGAGTTGTTTACTACAACACTGCTGGTACAACCAGAGGTGCTATATTACAGGTAGGTATTAATACCTCTTCAACTCTAGCTACTCGTTACATGGAAGTAGCCGTTGAAGAAAATTGGAAAGGTAATGGTGCATCAGGTGGGCAATGGGAGCTTACTACTCTAGGTGCTTATAATGATTCCCCTAGCTTACCTGATGGAACTATCTTTGCCTCTACTGTTCAATTTACTAAAAGTCTATATGCTTCTATTATAACTATACCCAGTTTTAGCTATGACTACTTACAGTATGAAACAGAGGCTTTAACTATTCCAGAACAAGAATGGACTTGGATTACTATTGCTGAGACTCAGAATGCTTTAACATCAAAAAACATATCATCTATCTTTACAGTAGGTATTGAAGACTATGGGGATATTAAATTTTCTGTAGACATTAATTATACTGGGGGTGGAAATGGAACACCAAGCATAAGATGTCTTATTAATTCTGATTTAAATTATACTCTTGCTCAAACTGCTGGATATAATCTATCTTCTATTAGAAGGTATGCTGTGCGAGTATTATATTCTTCATCTTATTCTACTGAGGGAGCAAGAATTCAATTTGGGATGTATTCCTACTATGAGATTTCAAAAACTTTTAAAGTTGCTATGGAATCAAATTTCTCTTTTGGTAGTAGCTCTACAAATGGATATCTAAGTTTAACAACTCCAAGCATAAATAATGTTCCTACTTTACCAAGTGGTCGTACTACAAGTGTTAATACTATAGAAAAAGGAATGATAGCTAAAGGATTTTATAATTTAGCTTCTGGTGGTAGCACTTCTATAATTCCTATTACCACTGGTACTATAGGAAGATGTTACTATAATGGTAGTGAGTTCCTTGCTGATAACTATGTTTCTAATCCCTCATTCTATTTTGATAGACTTTATATTCCAATAAGTTTCAGAACAAGTACTGTAGAGATAGATAAAATAAATTATGATGTACCTACAAGTAAAGTTCATACCTACTATATGGGTGGTGGAGTAAAGTCTTTTGGAATTCAAACTTTCTCTCGATACCAATTAGGTTCTTCCATTTATATGGCTGTGTCAGGAAACCTAAAATATAATTCTGGAGAACTATTTTTAGACTTACTCGGATTTATAAGTTCAGGTACTACTACTACAAATATTATTCCGGGTGGTTTAGTAGGAATAGTAACTTAATGCTTAAGCAAACCTTACTTTTCTTATGGCAACTTCCTCAAAGTATTTTATCTGAAATACTAATAAAGATATGGAAACCAGACTACATATTTACTATCAAGGAAGCCGACTGTTATTTAATCTCTATTAAGGGTTTAAGTTCTTTTTCCCTTGGCTCAATAATATTTTTTAATGACTTCCCTCCTATAGATGGAATAACTTTAAGTCATGAACGGGGGCATTCAAAACAGTCCTTAATACTTGGCCCATTATATCTTATCCTTATAGGAATCCCTTCAATTATACTGAATCTTTTATCCCGTAAATTTAACTATATTAAAGAAAGCTATTACACTCTATACCCTGAAAAATGGGCTGATAAACTAGGTAATGTAAAAAGGAGATATTAGTGGGATCAACAAACTATGGCGATCAAATAAAAACTTTCGATTACTTACAGGAAGGAACCTCAGAAGGATTTAATAAACTACTTCATGATGTAATCCCTACTGGAATTATATCTGGTGGATTACTAGGAAAAACTTCAGATGTTTTAATTACTATATCTCCTATGATATGTTACATATCTGACCCGACTAGAAAGGTGTCAGTGAGAGTTGAAACAACCGCTATTGCAAACATTTCTGTTTCTGCAGTTACTCCCTTCCTTGTTTGTAGAATGGATTGGATAAACATTGAAAATAATTACATGGATATATTAGCCCTAGCAGAAGATGAAATAGAATCTAGTGATTTAATCATTGGTAGATGTATTTATGCAGGGGCTACATTAGGAACAGTTTTTGACTACTCTTGGAAGAATGAGCATCCCTTTATAAACTTAGTGTCCAGTAGTGAGGCCTTAAAAGTTTCAGCCACTGATCCCTATACAGTTACAGTAAATATATCAAGTGGAATCCTATATTTTAATTCTAAAAAAGTTGTGTATGCTGGTGGAGTAAGTCCTTCATTTACAACTACTGGTACAGATGGCAGAATAGATCTTTTATGCATAAATGACTCAGGAGTAATTTCTATTACTGAAGGAACAGCCAGTTCTGCCCCTGTTATTCCTACTTTTCCTAATGATAAATTAGTTTTAGCAATTATTACTATACCCGCCTCTAAATTATTAATAGAGGGTTCCTTTATTGAAAATATTTACTATGACCGTTATGTAGATAATTATGCCAAAGCTTTATCTGATTTAACTACCCATGCTGGTTTAACAAATCCCCATAGTGCTACTTCTTTAGCTACCGCCGACAGATTAGTACTTAGGGATTCAAGTGGTAGAGCGAGAATAGCTGATCCAGACGATAATGCAGACATAGCTAATAAAGGATATGTAATAAGCCAAGCTAGTGCTTATTTTAAGCAATATGGTTTAGGTGTTTCAACTGATCCCGGTGAAGCAATTGTTACCAATGCTAATACTGCTTTCACACAAGGGTCTTTTCGCCTTGCTGCTGCGGCGACAGGAAACCCTTTTGGTCATGACTCTAATCTATCTATAAAAAGAAATGGGGCTGGGCAGATAGAGCAAGAATGTGTTGACTTGACACTATTAATCACAGATTTAAATAGGACTATGAAACGAGTATATTCTGGATCAGCTTGGTCTTCTTGGGTTTCTGACATATCTCAATCTGATCTAACTTCCTATATAAGTAACTATTTGAAATACGGTATAAGCCCTTATGTAGCAGATCGGCAGTATAAAGGCGGATTTACTGCCGTGTTAAACACCGCGTGGGACTCCTCTTTTACGACAGCGAGCCAGGCCGCTAATTTGCAAATTGCACCTGGGTATGTTCTTGGACACTGGAACAGTACGGCAACATTGTATCTCTACAAATTTACAGGAGATGCAACCCTCGAAGCGGCTGTTGGATCTGGCTATGTCATGGGTACAAACGGGGCAAATTATTGCGTACCGTTTGCCCCAACATGGAATGGTTCGGACGAATGCAGGTGCTTGTTGCTTGATGTCGCTGATAATTATATCCGTGAGCTTAAAATCGTCCTTTCTACCGGAGCGATAACAGCGGAAAACTCGGTATCGTTTGCCATGGACGGATCATATCAGGGTGCCGCGAACCTTTATCGGTACAACCAAAATGTGACAAATAACGTTACTTTTGCACATATAGACGCCGCGAACGGTCTCCGGGCGATGTTATGGGATGGGGCCACAGTGACACAGGTCGGAAACGCCTATACCTCATATGGCACATTAAATTCTCAAATTGATATGGATTTCTTGAAGGATGGGTATGTCTGCATTAACATAAGGATTTCCAGTAATGCAAGGCTCGTTAAAGTCATGAAATTCGACGGGACAGACTGGTCAGAAATATACTCAAACCAACTGACTGCGAATGCTAGCTCTGGAGCCCTTAAATGTATCACTGATACCGATTTCGTTGCGATAGACGACACAAATGAGGTCGCTTATTTATTTTCGCTTACGCTTGATGATTCTGTCTCGGCAAAAGCAAGTATGGGGGCAGCCACATCGCTCAGTGGAGATGATGCAATCGTTATCCGTCCGTTCCACGGGGTCGCGCTTATGTCTGATAGAGCGGGGTATTGCGCGTACATTTTCCCTGCGGTTGATAAAACCTATTCTGGCTGGACCGGAGATTCCGGAACTGTTAAGTATAGGGGGATTTACCATGATGACTATAAGCTTGGATAATTAGTAGCTATGAAGAGGAAGTAATAGATAATGGGATCAACAAACTATGGCGATCAAATAAAAACTTTTGACTACCTCCAAGAAGGTACTTCTGAGGGTTTCAATAAACTAATGTATCACCTATTTCCAACAGGA